AAATGTATCTGAAATAAATAAAGAAACAGGAGGGGCAGAATACCCAGAATTTTACCCTAAAGACATACCTAATTCTGGAAACATTAATGATCAAATGAACCAACTAAAAAGGACAAATTGACATGAAGACTTACTACAACGGACCACGATCAGGAATGATGTACGGTGGCGGAGCAACAATGCGAAAGCCTATGATGTATGGTGGCATGACTAAGAAGAAAATGAACATGGGTGGATTAGCTGATCAAAACAGAAAATCATCTGCTGGTCAATCAGGTATGATGAATCCTATGGGTAGCATGACTGAGAAGAAGAAGTTCAGCATGGGTATGATGTATGGTGGTCAAGCTAAGTTAGACAAAAACAAAGATGGTAAAATATCTGGTAAAGACTTTAAGATGATGCGGAAGAAGTAGGCTTATCCCTTTGTCTGGATATCTTACGACCCTTAAAAAATACTATCGTGTTGATAGTGGTGTTTATTGTTATGGCTACAACTAGCCACACTTCCCACCATTGCATCACAGATACCCACCCGACTTGTCCATTATCTCTTTAGCTTTGGACTCAAGAAACTTTATGAATTGGGTTACCTTTGTAGTTCCCTCGTACATTGGTAACCCCATGTTCATAGTCCTCTCGAACTCATCGTGGTTTACTACATCGTAGAGTACCTCGACATTACCATCCCTAGTCAGGAACGCTTCAATCGAGAATAGTTTTGCTTTGACTTTTGATTTCATTGATCGGCTCTAAATTACTTATTGGTAGATTATAACAATCGGTTCTAAACGTAAAACCGTTGCTTGGATCGACTTGACCCTTCTTGTATCTGGTAGCTTCTTCGTAGTATTTCTTCTTTGGTATGCTACCTAGAATCCAAGCCTTACTGAGATCAGTCAGTATCCTCACGAACACATAACTGTCACAGTCCTGCTTAGTTCCATGAGATGCAACTGAGCAATCATAGTTTGGTTGTGGTCTAGTATTACACCGTTTGGTTTTTACATCAATTCGGTTTCCGTCTTTTACTAAATCATAATTAACTGTGTTCGCTTCAGTTGCCCCAATGGTATCAGCTACAATTATCTCGCCTATCGCACCTACTATATTGCTAGTGCCACCTGTAATACTTCCCTGCAGTATGCCAACAGAAGAAGCCTTTTCCCTCGCATGACGCATATAATCTTCGCTAATCGGTATTTCAATCATCAGCTTGAACTCAAGTCTACAACTTCGCAGGCATCTGCAGTGCAAGCTAATTCTCTAGTACCACTCGTATTGTCTTCCTTTTCATACATTGAAAACTTATCCCAGTCAAGTGAAGATGGCACACGACCATTCCATTCTAGGTATTCGTCTGCATCAATGTCTTGGTAAGGTGCTTGTAGATACGCATAGTCAGTAAGTGGTAAGAACGATACACCCGAAGCTATATCAAAGTTATCGTACAACCACGAACCCACTTCCATCCACTCTTTTTCTCTTACAGAAATAGTTACAGATGGTTTGTGTTCACACCAATTAAGTGCATAGAGTTTCCATAGTTCTAGTTGCTCTATTGCACTCATCTCAGACCTAGTGATAGCACCACTAGGAGATTTCGTAGGGAAAGAAAAGATAGTAACACTATCAGGCTTTGAGATATCAGGCTCAAAAGGTATTCCCTCTTCTTTCATAAATTGTGTCAATGGGTCTTTGTTATCCGCACGTACAGTTCTGATATAAAATGGGCTGTGTCTAGCATGAATACCTGACGCAGAATCAGTTAGCTGAGATACAGTACCACTTGGTTTTACACAAGTGATGGCAGTGCTTCTTGGTATGCCTATCTTATCTGCATACTCTTTGTTTGTATCTATTGCGACTTGCTTCATATCTTGTAACCATACTTTAGAATCAGTCATCCTAGCCAACACAGGATGATCCATGATACCTGTCAATGACACACCAAGCAATCTTTCTTCTTCTGTGTTAGTTTTCCAAATCTTTCGCAAGTATTTTAAGTCCGTAAGAGTTGATTGAAATGTACCCAAGATGGTAGCAACCCTAACCTTACTACGAAGAGTAAGCAAGTCATCGTTCTCTCTGACCACAACTTCAGATAAATTACAGAACTGATAGGGTCTGAGTATGATCTCACTGCAAGGATTAGTTCCCCACATGTGTCCAGTTTCTCTTCTACCACTCTTAGCTACCTGCCTGTCTGCAGCTTGCCTGTTAAACATACCTCGTTCACCTGACCTAGACTCATACAAAGCTAGCCACTCTCTCATAAATGTACCCGTATCAGGCTTACCTTTATACGCTACAGAATTATTAGCCATTGATCTTTGCCCGTCACGGTATATGTTCTTAGCAGGTTCATCCCACCACTCGCCTGACTTGGCATGTCTCATTTGGTCATCGCCTAAATTAGACAAAGAGATAAGGGCGGATCGTCTGACACCACCTACAACAACAACCTCACCAACCTTACACATGAGATCGTGACACTCAATAGGAAATAATCTCCTACCTTTTGCACCTTTAAATTTCTTAATGGTAAATTTAAATAGGTTAACAAGAGGGTCAGGACCTGATGCCCTGCCACCCATTACTTTTAGTTTTGCACCTGCTGGTCTAACTTTGGAAACATCCCACGATGGTATCATACCTGAGTACAACAAAGCCACTAACTCTCTATAAGATTTTGCCCACCCTGCCTTACTATCTTCCACCGTAATAACAACATCAGACTCTTGCATGTTTTCACTGATAGTGGGTAGCTTGTCTACGTTCTCACGTTCCACACTAAATCCCACACCAGTTCCACACATAAGTATATACATAGCTTCATCAAATGATCTTGGACTATCAACAGGTAAATAGCTACAGTTATATCCACAAGTATTATCTCTCTTAAGTGCTTCACCTGCAGTCATCATGGCTCTCATAGATGGCATCACATTTAAACTTGTGATGTATTCTTCCATGATCTCTTTATCAACTTTATCTATCTTGTAGTTGTGTTTCTCCATCAACGTATCAGACATAAAGTCCAAATACCTGCCAACTGTCTCACCCCAGTTCTCTCTTCTTCCTTTATCTTCTAACCAACGAGCATACCTAGACTTGTGTATGAACTCCTGATAAGAACTCGGTAACATATTAGATGCCATCTTCGTCTTCTCCTATTGTTTCAATTAATTTATTTAAATACCATTTTGCTTTTTCTAAATCTTCTACACCATTCTTGTATTTATATCTAGCTAAATACTTGAGGATGTTTCCTTGCAAGTAAGATTCAAAACCCTTGCCCGTTATAGATGCTATAATGTCTATAGTCTCTATGCTTGACGTATTGTAGTGTGCAGGATGGTCAACCATACTACTTTCTTCTTCACTTAATCTCTTTGCCATGAACTCTTTATAACCTAACATTAATCTTTTCTGAAATCTACTTTAACAACATTCTCTGATGTGTCAAGTATTTCACCCAAGTCCTCATTAAATTCTAGCTCTAACTCATCTGTGTTAAAGTTAAACTCTATCTCCGTTTCACCACAACGAAACACTGTGTCTCCCTTTCGTCTTAGGAGAGCAAGCAATCCTTCGTACATGATTGATGCAACAGAATGATCCTCATGGCAATCATACACTTTACCAGTGGTATCGTAGGTTACCATGTGAAACTTATCATCTTCTAGATCAGACAAGACTATGTAATACTTGTTCTTCTCTAGGAGCATACTTTGATCTGTTTTTTTCTTTTTCATTTCTTCAACCAATCTGCAGGGATTGTTCCATTTGCCCACTTGTAATTGTGTTTGTCACACCAATCAGCGTAGGTAGTCTTGCTTCCTTTATATATCTTATTCTTTGCGTTCATAAACACCATGCGTATATCTAACTCTTTGTGTTGTTGTTGCACAAGAACCATCTTAACTCTATCAGCAGTGGTGAACTCCCCCTTAGCTTCTATGTAGATGTCCGTCTCTGGTATGTAGAAGTCTGGGTTGTAAGTTCTTATCTTAGGAAGGTACTTGAACTTATCCTTTTCGTATTCAAATTTAATTTTGTTGTTTGCAAGGTAGGTAGCTAACCTAAGCTCAAACTTTGATCGGTATCCTACATTCTTTTTCATGGTTACGTTCTTCCTAGCTTTAGCTTATCTAAGTTCTTGTGTATGTATTGTGCCATAGTGGGTATGTACTTTTCAATCATGGTAAGCTCATCCAAGAGAGGGTATATAGGTATGCAGATAATATTTCCGTTGTTAATAATCTTGCTGATAGCTTGGAATTGTTTTGTAAGTTTGTCCATGTCTCTCTTAGAGGACTCCCCCTTAAGAGTTCCAGACCCTGAATAGTTATCCCGTAACGTAAGTGGCATACCTCTGTCATGTTGTCTCAAGAAAACTATGTCCCTGCCACCACCCTTTTCTACGTCTGCTTCTACGTAGGCATGGTAGACTTCATCATTTAATTCTAACAGTTTTGTTTGGTAGGTATGCAGAATTAAGGTAGGCATTAGATTGCTTTCTTCTTTAGTACATCATACCACACTTGAGGGGGATTCTTAGCCTTCGATGTTACCTTGTCAAACAACTTAGACTTTGACCAACAGTGTGAACGATAACCACACATGCTACATATCTTAGGTAAGGTCTTGTTGCCAGTTCGTAACACCTCACTCTTAACTTTGTAAGTTTCAAACTCAGACTTAAATGGTTTAACAAAATCAGGGTTAGGGTCTATTAATCTTTTACCTCTCTTCTCCGCATCAGCCATGTAA